ACTAGAGGTTTAGTTAATTCAATTAGAGCTCGTAAAAAATTAACTCAAGAAGATAGAGATACCTTATATAAAGGAAGAATAAACCCTATTGCTACGTTCTCTGATGTTGGTACGGTTATCTGGGGTAATAAAACTCTACAAATTAAACAGTCAGCTCTTGATAGAATCAACGTTAGAAGATTATTATTACAAGCTCGTAAATTAATTTCGGCGGTAGCAATTAGATTGTTATTTGAACAAAATGATGGTAAGGTTAGACAAGACTTTTTAGATTCCGTAAACCCAATTTTAGATTCAATTAGAAGAGATAGAGGTTTAATTGATTTTAGAGTTACCGTTTCAAACACACCTGAAGATTTGGATTCAAACACTTTAACTGGTAAAATATTTTTAAAACCAACAAGAGCTTTAGAATACATAGATATTGAGTTTGTTATAACACCAACTGGAGCATCTTTTGATGACGTATAATAATTGTGGGGGGGACGCTCCCCACATAATACATTTATAAAATAAAATAATGAAGATAGAAAAAAAATATATTAAAGAATCTTTAAATATTACAAATAAAGATAAAAAAACGTTTTCAGAAAAAAAACAAAATATTATTTTAACTGAAAAACAGTTAGAAAAACTACTTTCTATAATCCAAAAGTAATGAAAATTAATAATCGTTTACTTAATTATTTAAAAAGTAAAAAAATTAATGAAGGGTTTGATGATGAAGGTAACCCCGATTCAAAATATTATGCTTTTGATTGGGATGATAATATTTTATATATGCCAACAAAAATAATGGTTTTAACCGAAAACGATGACGTAATTGGAATGTCAACCGAAGACTTTGCAAAATATCGAAGTCAATTAGGTAAAACCCCTTTTGAATATAATGGTACTACTGTTGTTGGGTATTCTTCTGATCCTTTTGTAAATTTTGGTGTAAAGGGAGATAAAAAATTTATAATAGATTCCATGATGGCACAACCTGGACCGTCTTGGAATGATTTTGTTGAGTGTATAAATGGTGGTTCAATATTTGCAATTATAACAGCAAGAGGTCACAATCCTGAAACAATTAAAGAATCAGTTTTAAATTTTATTGCGTCTAATCACTTAGGAATTAATAATAAAACTTTGTCTGAAAATTTAAAAAAGTATCGGAGTTTTGATAACCAATCGGTTAATGAAAATATTAAAATAAATTTTAATAACAAAGATTTAATAGAAGAGTACCTTAATATGTGTGTTTTTAATCCTGTTAGTTTTGGTGAAGGTAGCGCATCGTCCCCCGAAAAAGGTAAAATAAATGCTTTAAGGTCTTTTATTGGTTATTGTAAAGAAATGTCAAAAGAAATTGGGAATAAGTCCTTTTTTAAAAATGATGTGGAAAATAATGAAATTATACCATTTATTGGTTTTTCAGATGATGATGAAAAAAATATAGATTCAGTAAAGAAGTTTTTAAAAAAGGAATATGATGATTCACCATTAAGAACTTATTTAACAAAAGGAGGAGAAAAATTAGAAGTTTAAATAATATAACTAGTTATTTACTAGTAATAGAGTATTTAAAAAATAAATTAAAGTAAATAGAAAAAAAATAAATAGTATTATATTTATATGATATAAATAAATAAATTAAAATTAAAAATTATAACCATGGCTGATTTATTAATGAAAATGCCCTTTAATTATGAACCTAAAAGAAAAAATAGGTTTATTATAACTTTTCCATCATCTTTGGGAATTAACTCTTGGTATGTTGAAAGTACGTCAAGACCAAAAATAGAAATTAAAGAAGTTCCTATTCCTTTTTTGAATACTGAAACATATGTTGCAGGATCATTTAAATGGGGAACTATTGATGTTACTTTTCGTGACCCAATCGGACCATCAGCATCACAAGCTTTAATGGAGTGGGTTCGTTTACATGCTGAATCCGTTACAGGTAGAATGGGTTATGCTGCGGGATATAAGAAAGATGTGGATTTAGAAATGTTAGATCCAACAGGAGTTGCTGTTGAAAAATGGATACTACAAGGATGTTTTTTAACAAATGTCGATTTTGATGGTTTAAGTTATTCTGAAGACGGTCTTATTACAGTTAAGGCGACTTTAAGACCAGATAGATGTATATTAGTTTATTAATATTTTACATACCCCTTACAACCTAATAAAAAGTTCATATATTTATTTATATGGACTTTTCTTTTTTTACTACCGATAATAAATATGGACACAAAACCAGAGAAAAATGGTTAAACCAAAACCATTAAGGGTTATATAATAATGAGAATTATTATAATATTTCATTTACTAAACATAACAATTAACTAATTTTAAAATAAAAAAATTAACATGGATAACTCAACACAATACGGACAAGCGGATTTTAATTTACCACATGACGTGGTTTCTTTACCGTCAAAAGGTATATTTTATAAACCAAAAAAGGAATCTCTAAAGGTGGGGTATTTGACTGCCGCAGATGAAAATCTATTAATGTCACAAAACACACCAAAAGACGGGTTAATAAATTCATTATTAAAATCTAAAATATATGAACCAGGATTTGATGTTATGCAATTACTAGATGTTGATGTTCAAGCAATATTGATATTTTTAAGAAATACTTCTTTTGGTTCAGAATATCGGTTTTCAGTTGTTGACCCAAAAACAGGAAGTAAATTTGATGCTAATATATTAATAGACGAGTTGAATTATAACCCAATGAAACATCAACCAGACAGTGAGGGATTATTTAATTTTACCTTACCTAAAAGTAATGTGGGTGTTAAATGTAAACTTTTAAGTATTGGTGATAATCGTATAATTGACAACACATTAGAATCATATCCACAAGGTATGGTTGCTCCCATAATAACAAAAAGATTAGAATCCCAAATTGTAGAATTAAATGGTGAAAGAGATAAAGGAAAAATCTCTGCATTTATTACACAAATGCCAATATCAGATTCAAAAGATGTTAGACGGTTCATTAGAGATTGTGAACCAAGTATTGACTTAAACAGAACAATTTTAGCCCCGTCAGGAGAAAAAGTAACTATCGATGTTTCTTTTGGGGTTGAATTTTTTCGTCCTTTCTTCGGATTATAAAGTAAACTTATTAGAAGAATTCTACTATCTAATTAAATATGGTAATTTTTCTTACCGTGACATATTAATTATGCCAACTTTCGAAAGAAAATATTTTGTTGAAAAACTTGTTAGTGATCTACAAAAAAAATAAATCAACTATTTATTAATAAAAAAATATGTTTTTTGATACAGTTGATGGTTACGAAGATGGTTTAAGTTTAGATGAGAGTTTAAAAAGTCTTGGAGCCGCTTCGGCTAACAATTTAGATCCTGGTCAACTATTAGAAAAACTCACCTCAATTGACTCTCAAGCAATAAAATTACAAAAAAGTATTAGAGGTGTTGTTGATACTACTGGATATTTTAACGATCAACTAGTTACGGCGTATAACAATACACAAAAACTTGGTGGAACCTTTAAGGATACCGTTGGAGCAGTAGAAGGACTATCAAAGGGAATGGGTAAGGTTGTTGCTCCAACATCTAAGGTGTTAGAGGGGATAATCGGAATAGCCAAAGGTATTGGTGCAACTCCAGAGGTTATTGGTGAGATGACTTCAAATTTAACTAGATTTGGTGGAAAACAACTAGAGATTATTGATAGTATTGAAGATATGGCTAAAACCGCAAGAAGATCGGGATTAGATGCTAAGGCGTTTTTATCTGAGGTTAACACAAACTTAGGTAAAGTTTCAGGATTTGGATTTAAAAGTGGAGTTTTGGGTTTACAAAATATGGTTAAACAAGCAAAATTATTAAGAACTAGTATGGACGGGCTTGGTGCTATGCGGATGCAAGATGATCTTTTAACTCCTGAAGGGGCGATTGCAGCTGCCGCAGGTTTTCAAATGTTAGGTGGTGAGATTGGTAAATTAGGGGATCCATTTCAATTAATGCATATGGCTCAAACAGACTTACAAGGGTTACAAGATGAATTAGCAAAATCCGCGGCCTCTGCAGCTAGTTTTAATGAAAAAACCGGTAATTTTGATATTGCAACTGCAGATTTATATAGATTAAAAGAACAGGCTAAACTTACTGGTGCTGATTTTAACCAGTTAGTTGATGCAGGAAAAGAAGCCGCTAAATTAGACTTTTTAAAAGATAAATTTAATTTAGAGAATTCAGGACTTGATGAGGATGGTAGGAATATGCTTGCTGGTCTTGCTAATATTGGAAAAGGTGGTAATGTTGAAATTGATATTCCTGGTTTAAAAATTGATGCTGATAGTGAGGATGATTTAAAATCCCAACTAACTCCTGATGCTATTCAAAAGTTACAGGACTATCAAGATCTCGCCGATAAGTCTAGTAAGGATTTAGCTGTATCTCAGTTAAGTGTTACTGAAAAACAAGCGATTTCTGTTAATCAGATTAGGGATGCGATTCTTTTAGGACTAGAAAAAGGTCAACGTGAATCAATAACTAAGGGCTATGGTGAGGCTATGAGCTCCGGAGCAACAGGGATAGCAACGGCAAATAAAGATCTTACCACTCCAGTAGTTACAGCGGCTGAGGGAACTCTTGGTGTCATGGATAAATTTGTCCGGACAATTGAAAAAGAATCCGGAACTGGTAGGTATCCGGACCCATCCCAAAAGGAAAAATATGGCAAATACGATAATACTGGTAAAGGGCAAGGAGGTACAATTGATAAAATTGATACGGAATTTATGGAAGACTTGTTTCTTTCAGAGGGATCGGCACCACAAATATTTAGTAAAGGTACCTTATATAAAGGTATTGTTGGAGATGAGGTTGCTATTGGTACAGGACTTAGTGAGGCTTTTAATAAAACGGGAAAATTAACTGAACTTATGGCTAGCATTCCATCCAGAAATAATGGTTCAGGGGAAAATACGTCTGTTAACGGTAAGATTGATATTAACATTAATCTTGGTGGTTCGGTCTCTGGTGATAACGGAAATGTTGAAAAAATGTTTAGTGATCCTAAATTCCAAAAACAAATGATGGATATGGTTCTTTATAAGATGGATAAGTATAAACAACAACAAGGAACTCTTTCTTAACAAAAAAACAATAAATAATCTATTTATGATAAAAGACTAAATGGAAAGCCCCTTATCGTTTAATTCAACAGAAAATTTTAGAAAAAAACTATTAGCAAAAAATCTTCCACCATATAACGTGGATTCGTCTTTTACTGCAAATGGTAATCCTGCGGTTTCTGAATTTAATATAGTTGATTATTCTATTATTGATTCAGATACTATTGAAAATATTGGTAATGTTCAAGAAAATATCATTTACCCAATAAATCAATATGGACCAAATGCTGGAATAAACCCTTATGGGGATGTTGTTTTAATAAATTTAAATTTAAATTATAACCCAAATGAGGGTAGTTACGGGGCAGCAAACACTGTTGGTAGTACATTAGAAGAAGTTGGAAACCTTTCAGAAATAAGTAATAGTATAAAAAACGTATATAAACCACAAAATGTTGGTGGAGATTATGGAAATAGTGTCTATTATATTAATAATGATAACGTTATAAGTACAGTTGGGTCTGGATTATATGATGTTTTTGATACAGAAAACGGGTTTTTATTTCAAAATGGTGTTACAGTAAGAGGAAGTCTGTTTCCAATAAATCAATATGGACCTGTCAACGGACAGAGTGTTGATGTGGTTGTTCCTAATAATAATTTTCAAACTAATACTAATGAGGGGAATTATGATCTTTCAGACACGATTGGTAGCACCTTAGAAGTTTTTGGTTTTTCAACTTTAAATACTTTAGCACCAATAAACCAATATTGTCCAGTACAAACAAACACACCAATACCAAATGTTAATTATCAAACCAATTCTAACGAGGGTGAATATTCTTCTTTAGATTCCATAGGTAGTGATTTAGAAATTGAAGGAACTATAATTTTAAATACTTTAGCACCAATAAACCAATATGGTCCAGTACAAACAAATACTCCAATACCAAATGTTAATTATCAGACCAATTCTAATGAGGGAGAATATTCTTCTTTAGACGCCATAGGGTCTACTTTAGAACTTGGTGGAGTATCAACATTAAATTCTTTAGTTCCAATAAACCAATACGGTCCTGTACAACCAAATACCCCAATACCAAACGTTAATTATCAGACTAGTACTAATGAGGGTGAATACTCTTCTTTAGACGCTATAGGTAGTGATTTAGAAATTGAAGGAACTTTAGGAGAGTCCATAGCATATTTAAAAAACAAATATGTTACTGGAACTGGTAACTATTCAGATATAAACATTAAAGATTTAATAATCCCAACAACGGGGCTAGCGTATGCTAAAAGTGATTCTACTTTTGTTTTTCTTCCATCAACATATAGTGCCTTAAGTATTTTACTTTCAGATAACCCTAGTGGTTCTGACGGTTCACTTTCACAAGACTCATCGTTAGCAGGATTAGCGGCAAAACAACTACAAAAAGAATTTAAACATAGGGTGGCATTAGAGTTAATACAACAAACTTTAGGTCTTGTTAATGTTATTAACACAAATGTTAATGATAATAACGGATTAACAATATCACCAAACCTAAATCCATTTGACATTCTTGGGATTTTAAGTGGAAACATACCAGTTATTGGGGCTCAATACAATATAACAGTACCTGACGGGTTATTTGGTCAAGCAATTAATTTTGCGGCAAAATTAGCTGGAACATATTCTCCTTATTCCTACATACCCGATGACTATTTTGATTATCCTGGAAACCAATCAGCTATTGTTCCAATAAATATATTATCAGAAATTGGAGGGGCAATTGCTAATACTTTTTCAGTTAACCAACCTGCAAATCAAACTTCATCAGAATTATTTATTGAATATACGTCCCAACCAACTAAAAACTTATTATTTAGGCAATTAAAATTTAACGCTTTTAGACCACAATATAAAGATGACGGTTTAATTAATTCTGCCCCTCCAGGAAAGTTTTATATTGGAGAAGATAAAAACAGTATTCCGAGTTCAATTTCAGGTGAATTATCTGAAGGTAAAAGTGTGGGTACAGTAAATTACGGGGCTGTATTATCTTACGGTAATGTTGGAAAATTATATGAGGGGGAAAAGATAACTGAAATACTTTTTGGTTTTGGATCCGTCCCGTATTATGATAGTTTGGGTGGAGTTCAAGGTGGTATAACTTGGATGTCAAATAAAGGTAATGCAAATGAAAATTATATATTACCTGGTCAATTTGTTGGATTTAATTTAAATTCTCAAATGGCCGATGATAGTGACTTTAACTTTACCGATATTGGACCATCATTTGAAAAAACAAAATCAACTAACTTTGGTTTTACTCCTGGATCTATTTTAGATATGACGCAAAAACTTGTTGATGCTGGAAATAGATCGACAAATAAGTTAGAACATGTTGGAAATGCTATTAATCAAATATCTAAAGTTTTTAACGACGGTTATCAGGAATTAACCAAAGGGTCTAGAGTTATTCGATATACTACACCATCATCACAACCAAACTCAAGTCCAACGGCAGTTGGATACGAATATTGTCGATTATTTACAAAAGATCGTCCTTACATGTCTTATGATGAGTTACAAAAAACGGATGGTAATATTAGAAAATACGGTTATTCGGTTTTAGATAATACATTTAATTTAAATATTGCACCAATGAATGACAATGCTGGTGCTTCAACAAATATTGTTGACGGAAAAGTTAAAAAATACATGTTTTCTTTAGAAAATTTAGCTTGGAGAACATCAAACGTTCCTGGATTTACCTATGAAGATTTACCTGCATGTGAAAAAGGACCAAACGGAGGTAGAATTATGTGGTTTCCACCATACGATTTAAGTTTTGATGAAAATACACAAACAAGTTGGCAAGACAATACCTTTTTAGGTAGACCCGAACCAATTTACACATATACAAATAGTAAAAGAAGTGGAAACGTAAGTTTTAAAGTCATTGTAGATCACCCGTCTATTTTAAATGTTATAGTAGATAAAGTATTAGAAAATGAGTCATCAAATTCAACTATCACAAAGGTAATCGATTCGTTTTTTGCTGGATGTACTAAATATGATCTATATGATTTAGTTTTAAAATTTCCAAATTTTACACCAAGAGACATTTTTTATACCCAACAAATTTTAAAAACACCCGAAGATGTTAAAAAGGTGGTTGATGAGCTACCAAATGAAAAAATAGAAAGTTTTGTTGAGGAGGAGTTAACTGTTATTGAAAACCCGGGACCAACACCGACGCCGACACCAACACCGACACCAGGTGGTCCCGGACCAACACCAACACCGACAGAACCACAAATTGAGGAAAAATTTAAGGAAATTGGGTTTTATTTTGCAAATGATTTCCCACCAAAATTTAATACGAAGGAAGAATATGTTTATCGTGGGGTGACGAAGTGCTGTAAGCGTGATCAGGATAAATCGGAGACGGCTTATGATAAAGAATTTACAAGATTATTAAGTTATAAAAGTATGTATCTAAATGGTGGTGGTAAGGATGATAATGATCAAACTATAGGTAAATCAGAGAATAAGATATTTAAATACAACGATAATACTTACACTGATCAAACCACGATTTTAACCTCTACCCTAACTAGTGATAAGGAGAAAAGAACCTATTTAGCAACCTATATTGATAATAGAAATTCAACTATAGAGGAGTTTATGGATTTTATTGCTACTGAGTGGGCTGAGGCTGCAAATTTTGTAAAAACTATTGGAGATATATTAGACGCTGGATTCAATGTTAGTTTTACAATTATGTCTTCGGCATCATCGGTTAATGATGTTGATTATAATAAACATTTATCTATAAGACGAATTGACTCAGTTATAAAGTGGTTAGAAATCCAAAAAACTCCAAAGGGTAAAACTTTAAAATCTTACAGAGATTCTACTATGCTTAAGATTGATCCAAAGGCTGATGGAGAAGAAGGTAAATTAATCGAACCAAGATATAGTAATATTAATTGTACAAAACCATTTCTAAGGACTTCATATGAAGGTATGTCTTCACTAAACGCAATGGCTTGTAGAAGAGCAAGGATTTTAGATATTAAAACAAATAAAATTACAACCGTAGAAACAAAACCAATAGCGGCTGTTGTTACTGAGGTACTCCCACAAGAGGCAATAGTTACCACAACTGATCCCGTTACGGTAATAATCCCCCCAACAGGTGATGGTGGTCAAAAGATAATTCCAGACCCAACAATCAAAGAAACCGTAGTAACACCTATTACTAAACCTCCAGAATATATAACAGAAACTAAAGTATTTAAAGATTTAACAAAAAAATTGGCAAGAAAACTATTAACAGAATGTAATTATTTTGAGTTAGTTAAACAGACTAATCCTATAATATACGATGGAATGGCTAGTAAATTAAAAAATTTCCATCCGGCTTTTCATTCAATAACACCTGAAGGGTTAAACTCTAGATTAACGTTTCTAAATCAATGTATGCGTCCCGGATCAACAATACCTACAGTAACTGATAGTGGTACTGGAGATCAATCATTACTATATAATGATGTGACTAATAGTGTTTTTGGGGCTCCACCAGTCTGTGTTTTACGTATTGGTGATTTTTATCATACTAAAATAGTTATTGACAGTCTTAGTATTAAATACGATGACGGTAAATTTGATTTAAATCCTGAAGGTATTGGTGTTCAACCAATGATTGCAGATGTAAGTCTTGGTTTTAGTTTTATTGGTGGGCATGGACTAAAAGAACCTATTGCTAAATTACAAAATGCCTTATCATTTAATTACTATGCTAATACAGAAATGTATGATGAAAGATCAGACATGACTGAAGACGTTACTAGCCAATTTGATGCAGAATTATTACAGAACGAAAAAGATAGATTAGGTATTATTGACGAAGTACCACCAAGACCAATAACTAACGAAGGTGGGGTTACGATTGGAGAAATTATTAGTGGAGACTACGACCTTAATACAAACATTAGTAAGGGTAGTATTTCCTATGAAAAAGTTATGAAAACTTTAGTTGAAAAAACTTCAGAATATATGGAATCAACATATGAAAATTTAAAAAAACTTAACGAAGAATTATTATATGGTGGTATAATATTTCTAACAAAAGATAGAAAATATGTTAACGGATATTTTAATTATTTAAGTGGTAATACAACTAATTCCGCTAACATTTTTGGTAGTTCAGAAAAATTACAAGAAAAAGTTCAAAATTTAATTAAAATGGCGAAAGTTGATGTTGATGACGATTTGTGTCCAATATTAGGAGGGTTGTACGATGAAAACTTTAAAAACTCGGATGTAAAAAAAGTAAAAAAACAAATTAAAGAATTGATCGATAATAAATTAAACGTAATTACTCAAGCACTTGAAAACGTTAAGTCAACTATAAATAAAAATGAATTATCTTTTATAGACTATGTTGACAAAATAAATTATGTTGCAAATGCAAATGACGGGTACATAAATAAAATGGGACAACCTTTAATTTTTTCATTATCTGGTACTTCTGATATTAACGTTGCCAGTGTTGGGGTTACAAATACTTTTGATGAGATGGTTCAAGATTATTTACAAATTAAAACAAAAATAAACAATTATTATGATAAATTGTTTACGTATAAAATAATACCGTCAGGAGCTACAAACGAGTACGTTGATACTTTTCTTTTCGACACATACCAATCTTCACCTACATTAACGCCAGAACAAAATAGATTTTTTATATTATTTGGGTTTGATATTTCAAAAGAACCCTTAACCTTTGTTTCTAACGTGTTATCAACACTTGACTCCGACAAAAAACCTGAGTGGGAAACGTATCTTTTTAAAACTATTGGTATTAAAAAGATATACAACGAACAAACCGGTAACAATATTACTCTACCTAATGTTGGAGGTACTTATTATAAGTATTTAAATTTTCAATCTGATATTGAAAAAAGATTTAAACAGTTTTATGACGAATACTATGATAATGAGATTAAATCACTTAAGACTTTATTTATAGACAAAAAACGTTTATTATATTATGAAAGTCAAATACCTATTGGAATAAGTAACGATATTAATTTACAGGCACTATGGTCATCAGAAAGCACAACTTGGGATAAATTTAATGGAAAAAAATCATTTAACTAATGCAATATTATAATCGATATGATAATTTTTTAATAAATGGAGGTCAAACTGTTGTTCCG